TTGCAGCAATGAATCCGAAAAGATGCGTTTATATTTCATGCAATCCAGCAAGCCAGGCAGAAGATCTTAAACTAATGAAAGTGCATGGATATAAGATTGAGAAAATAGTTCCTGTTGATCTTTTTCCGTTTACAAAACATACAGAAAACATAGTAGTTCTGGCTCGTTAAAAGTTTGGGAAAATCCTGTCCCACTTGTCCCAACAGACCAATGTGAAAATACGTTTGCAAGTGAAAAGCAGCAATAAAGAATAAGGCATAAATAGGCAGAAAAATGATAATTGCAAGTGAGAAAACATGATAACAGAAGCCGTTTCCACACTTAAAATAGAAGCCTTTTTGTTTTTGAAGGATTTTATGATATGATCGAATCAGTTATTTGAGTACGCTTTTTAGCAAAGGAACAACTGATAATATGAGGGTACAGCCTGAATGTTAAGACATGGAAGGCATGCTCCAACGGAAGTACAACTGTTGCAAGTGGTACTTACTACGTTAGATATGCAGAGACAGATACTATGGCAGCCAGAGAAGCAAAGAAGGTTGTAGTTACATGTGTCAATTACGTAGTACTGAAGATAAGCGTTAAATACGCAAAGGGTTCTCGATCATGAGAGCTCTATTGGCATTTGTCGATGAACGTATCTTTGCATAATGAAGATTGAAAAAGCACGTTACGTATAAGGAAACACGTCTATCCGCAATAAGTTGCTTAAACAGGGAAGAAAAGATAGATGAAACAAGTAAAAAACGCTGAAATTCAGAATATATTGAACTGCGAAACAAACTGAGTTTATAAATAGTGAAATTGAATGCAGCAGATATGTGGCGAATCTTATAAAACAGGAAGCATTACAGAAAAGGGCATATGAACAATACCTTATTTAAAAAATGTGAAGCTGTTACAAACTTGGATTTTTCGCATGATCTGACAAAACCGTTGCATGCTTTAACTGTGAAAAATTCACATTCTACAATTCCCACAGCAATAGGCAAAAGTGACGACTTCTGGTTGAAATATCAAAACCAATACATTTTTTATATCAGTGATATACATTTAGAAAATCAAATCATAAACAGATACCCAAACGGGGCTTCTACGAAAGAAATCAGGCAAGCCATCAAAAATATTGCAGGCAGTCTGTTTCACTCCGCCAATGAACCGGGCATTATATTGTTTGGCGGCGATATTGCTTCAACATTTGAAATATCAAAACTGTTCTATTCGGAATTTGCAAAGCAGTGCAAACAATACGCATGCCAGCTAAAAAAAGAACGCAACCGTACGTATAATTACAACATTTATGCAATATTAGGAAACCATGAACTATGGGAATTTTGCTCTTTTGAAGATTGTACAAAAGCGTATCAGCAGTTGTTTGACTCACTGAATATCTGCTTTCTGAACAACAGCACAGCGTGGCTTGGCGGGAAAACGATTCCGGTTGAATATACATATAACAAGAAAAAGAAAAAGTTTGAATCAAATATCCTGCAGAGAGAAGAAAACAGAAAGAATTATGATCATCAGGTTTATTATTCCAACGACATTGTTATTGTCGGTGGGCTTGGCTTCGCTGGCAACAATCATTTTTTCAATGCAGACAACGGTATTTATCGCGAGACGGTTAATCGCAAGCAGGAGATTCAGCTGACTCAAGACTGGTACAGAACCTATAAAAAAGCTATTTCATACGCAAAAAGCAACTCATGTCTGCTCGTCGTACTGACACACAATCCGATTGCAGATTGGAAAGAGACCGATTCTTCTTCCTGCGGCAATGTTATCTATTTTTATGGCCATACACATCAAAATTTAATATCACATGATAACGAAAATAACATTCATGTATTTGCCGATAATCAGATTGGATATCACAGCGAAAAGGTTGAATTCAAAGAGGCAATAATATTCAAAGTCACAAACCCATATATATCACTGCCTGATGGATATTATCAGACAACGGTTATTGACTGCATACGTTTCAATCAATACTCTGAAACAAAAATTGGAAATGGCGGCATAATTTCACGGATGCTGGAAAACGGTGCGATTTTATATGTAGTTAAGCACAGCTCATACTACGCTTTTTTCATGATGTCGCCAAAAGGGAAGGCATATATCTGCGCCGGAGGTAGAGTTAAAAAAATCAGCGATACAAACGGCGACATTCAATATTATGACAAGAACTTTAGTCGAATGATTGATTCATTCATTCTGGCAATGCTCCCATACAGAACAGCACAGGAATATATATCAAGAGCTGTTAAACAATTTGGTGGGATGGGAAAAATTCACGGATGCATTGTTGATGTCAGCGGACTGTGCCATATCATGCTGAATCCGGAAGACGGGAAGATAACATATTACTATTCACCAATATTTGGCACTGTAAAATCATATGCTAGCTTGGAAACTATGCTGAGAATAAAGGAAAAGCCTTTATATCGTAATTATGAAAAACAGATTGAATCCGGTGCGAAAAATATGGATTTGACAATCTTTGAAGCAGAAAGTGAAAATAGCAAAACAAGTAAGCTGATACAAATCGACATAGGAAATAGCATATATGTCGTTTCTGGCAGAATCAATCAGATTCAACGACTCTTTGACGCCAATATACTACGAGACTGGAACGAAGCGCTCCTACAGAACGAGCGTAAAGAGTGCGGAGAATGCGAAGAGATTCCAGAGAAAACGGTAAAAAAGATTCAAAATATTACTTGATACAATCAGATGATTGCGCGTAATCAAAAGGGCTCTCAATTACGAGAGCTCTCTTTTATTGCCTGATTTGAATTCAACAATGAACGTATCTTTGCATACGGTGATCTTACGTATCAGTCGTCTTACCAGCATTTCGTCAAATCCGTTTTCCAGATTGCACTGAAGATCAGGAGCGATCTCTTTGATCTTCTCGCTGTCTCCACCAAACTCCTGACGGATGGCTTCCGCGCTGATTCTCTCCAGATCTTCCTGGGTGACTGTTCGGCCTGTACAGTGGTCTTTCTTGAATCTCTGGAGACCATCCATCCGGCTGGCGCATCTCCAAACGGTGTGCTTACCTCCGTCATACCAGAAGATGTGCGCATACATATCACCGCATACGCCGCAGAACACTCGCTGAGAAAAGCATGTCTTTCCAGTGTAAGATCTCCTTGTTCCGTCCGGCGCTATGGCTATTGTTTTCCGCCTGTCCATTTCTGCTTGAACAGCGAGGAATTCTTCCTTCGGTATGATCGCTTCATGGTCATCCTCAACATAGTACTGAGGGGATTGGCCTGTGTTAACGACTCGTTTCTTGGTTAAGAAATCCACCGTGTACGTTTTGCCTAGTAACGCATCACCCATATATTTCTCATTGTGGAGTGTCAGCTCAATACTACTGGAGCGCCATTGCTTTTTTCCATAATCTGTAATGACTCCATCAGCTTCCAGTCTTCTTGCGATTTCGCTCGGCGCATAACCGTCAAGGAATTCCTGGAAGATGCGCTTCACTATCCAGGCACGCTCAGGGTCAACGATCAGTTTCTTGTTCGCATCTTTTTTATAACCGAGTAACGAATTCACGCGGACAATACCTTGTTGGTTACGGTACTGAATTCCGAGCTTTACGTTCTGGCTAAGGGACTGACTTTCCTGCTGGGCAAGGGAGGCCATGATCGTGATGAGCACCTCTCCCTTGGCATCCATTGTATTGATGTTTTCCTTTTCGAAGAAAACAGGGATGTTCACTTCCTTAAGCTGACGTATGTACTTCAGGCAATCGAGGGTGTTTCTGGCAAATCTGGAAATGGACTTTGTAATCACCATATCGATCTTACCAGCCATACAGTCGTCGATCATCTTATTAAACTGTTCACGCTTTTTGGTGTTAGTTGCTGAGATCCCATCATCCGCGTAAATCCCAGCTAACAACCATTCTGGATGATTGTTTATGTAATCAGTGTAGTGATTGACCTGCGTCGTGTAGCTTGATTCCTGCTCTTCAAACTCTGTTGATACTCGACAGTAAGCAGCTACTCTTAGCTTTTTAACTTGTACTTCTGGCTGCTTCCATGGTTTAGCAGCTGCGGGAATAACGGTAACGTTTGTCATGATTGAGCCTCCTTTATAAGTGAATATAAATACTCTGCTTCTTTGACTGGATCGTCATAGTGTTCCACTGGCTGAGAAGCAGTGAAGTGTGTTGGGACGTGTACTTGCTTTGGATGTCTTTGATAATGTTTCTTTCGCTTCTGCATCTCTGCCTGTACTTGATCAAAAGTTTTTTGATCGATGACAGCAGGGTAGAAGTCATCACCTAGGTAATGTCTGTCAGAGAGTATGTTCGTGATTTCCCTGTGGTGTTTCTCTATCCCGGCTTTCTCAGCAGAAGCGTTAAGAGATAAACCAGAAAGGTAAGCCTGGAAGAGGGCACTCACTTTGTCGCTATCCTGCTTGATTGCTTTTCCATTTACGATTTTATAGCCGTACATAATTCCTCCTTTAGCTTCAATCCGCACTTCAGCTCAAATACGAAAGTGGTGCGGGATTGGATGATTACCTTATCTACAAAAGCTATGAATAGCGATTCATCGTATTTCTCTAGCATTCGACTATCAGTCGCTCGACTGCCAGTTATAAAACGCATGAGCTCATCGGTTTGACTACTGCCTTTAGCAATTTGCTTTCGAATGTCGTCATCCCGACTTTTGATCTCTGCTTTCATAGCGGTGTAGGTAGAGTAGTCCATCTCCTTATTGGCAAATTGTTTCTGCAACTCATCCTGCTCTTGAATGACTGCCTTCAGGGCATCACGTTCATTGGATTGTGATCTGTGCTGTGAATCCATGTAAGGATTGAGAAGATATCCACGTGAGTAGATGAGCTTGTTCAGCATCGTCATGAATGCGACCTGAATTGACTCTTCCTTGATGCATTTCATGGGGCATTTCTTTATATCTGAAAGGTGCGTAGGGCAGGCCCATCCGGTTTGTACCTTCTTCAGTGGACGATTGCAATGCGCACAGATCAGTTTGCCAGTAAAGGCGTAATGATTGCTGTATTTACTTGAGCCAGGTTCAACGTTTCTTTCTAAGATGTGCTGCTTTAGCATAGCGGCTGCTTTATTAAATGTTGCATGTGATATCAGAGCAGGGTGATGTTCACGCACTAAGTACTTTTTGCGCTGGTCTACATTCTTATGACGTTTGAATGCAGAATCGGTATATGTTTTTTGAAACATGCAATCACCGGTATATTTCTCGTTGCTCAGGATGAACTTGATTGCGTAATCACCCCAGGCTTTTCCTTTACTGCTCGGGATGTGTTTGGCGTTAAGCTCTTTCGCAATTTGATGTCTGCCTTTGCCTTGGATTGTCTCGCGGAAGATATGCTTTACAACCTTGCTGGTGGTGGGATTGATGATGAGTCCGTCCGGTGTCCAGTCATAGCCGTAAGGAGCGGAAGTCATCTTGAAGGTGTTGGATGCGAATCGACTTTGAAGGGACCACTTTGCGTTTCCGGATATTGAGGTTGATTCGTCTTGCGCCATGCTAGAAAGAATAGATAAGAACATCTCACTTTCCATCGAAGCAGTATTGATGTTCTCCTTCTCAAAATACACTTGAATTTCCAATGACATGAGAAGGCGAGTGAGGTATAAGCAGTCTGCAGTATTTCTGGAGAAACGTGAGATTGATTTTGTAAGAACCATATCGACTTTCCGTTCTTTACAAGCTTCGATCATACGCATCAGTTCAGGACGCTTTTCTTTCTTAGTTCCGCTGATACCCTCATCATAAAAGACACCAACACAAACCCAATCATCATGCTGTGCAATGTAGTCCATATAGTGACGGCGCTGAGTATCCAAGCTTTCCAACTGTGCATCAAAGACGGTAGATACTCGACAGTATGCAGCAACACGCTTCTTTCTTCTTGCCCTCACGATAGGTGATTCTAATCTTGTGACTTTCATGACTTCTCCTTTCTACATCAATACATCACTCCTAACCCTCGTTATAGCAAGATAAATAAGAGGCATAATTTATCTGCCATAGAGAAGGGTAGATAGGTGATCGAGTGCCTTGTTTTTACGCGCATAAACAGTGGATCGTTCCACATGAAAATAGGTGCTGACTGTGTAAAGTGCGATGCTTCGATCTGGACTCAGATAGAACTCAGTGAGAATGAACTGCTCATCATCGGAGAGCTGAGAGAAGGCTGGTTTCACCCAAGCCATGTAAGCAGTCGCTTTCTGATATCTCTCATGAAGGACATCCAGCTGTTCAGCACCTTTCAAGATTCTCTCTTCGTGTGCATTGGGATTGTGTATCTTAGGCATGCCATCTAAAGAAGGGGATTTCACACCGATCATCATGACTTCTGTTTCTTTGATCTTCTCATCCGTGGAGTCGATGATGAACTGCATGTCTGAATACTTGTGCAGTATTGCTTCAGTTTTCTTACTGAATTCACTCATACCTCTGCCTCCAATCTATGAATGATGACTTCCGGTTCTACTCTGGTAAGCTTTGCAAAATAGCTAGAGTAGAAGAAGTCATCTATTTCTTCTTTGTCTTTCAATGCTCTCTCGTTATGTGGGAATCGTTTCAGTATCCGTAAGTCAGCTCTGTAGTCTTTGACAGCCTGCAAGATGATTGCATTTGCCAACTCCTCATAGGCCGTCATAAACATGCCTTCACTGCATTGATCAGAGCAGAGTTTTTTATGAACTGATGGCACCGGTAATTTTAAAGCGATAGCCTCAAGGACTGAAAAAGTGGTTGAAAATCGGCCACCGGATATTTTATTGCGAGAGCACCTGCTCCTGAGAATTTATTGCGACGATATCTTTTTATGAATCATTTTCAGAAATGTTGTACTTCAACTCAATGAATAGTCTGCGGGCTTTTTTTGTGTGGGATTATGTCAGAAACTTTACACGGACAGGGGGGGATATAAGATCACATGTGGTGGGGAATTTTATATGAAAAACAAAGGTAGTTTTATTGATAAATTAAAGTCAATGTCTAAACGGAACAAATTCATTGTTGCGACTGTAGTGATTGTTGTGATTGTAGTTGCATTAATTATTGGTTTGAATGGGTGTAAAGAAGCATCAGTAGTATCAACTTACCCATCTTCTGTCTTCGCCGAAAAGTCGGACTCTAAAACAGATGTTGTCAGTATGAAAGATTACGTTGAAAAATCTACTTATAAAACTGGTGACTATGTAAAGAAAGATGGTAAGGTTTACAGATGCACAACTGCCGTTTCAAAAACAGGCAAGTTTGATTCTGCAAAATGGGCTGAAGTTGCTGAATATGAAAATTCAAAGACTTACAAGGTTGACGATCCAGTTAAAGTTACCAAGGATAAGACTGTTCTTGTATATGAATGCAAGAATAAAATTGATAAGGCTGAGAAGTTTAATGCAAAGAATTGGAATGAAGTTGCTTCTGGAACACTGAACAAGATGGCAGAAGCCAGTGCGAGTACATCCAATGAAGCAGAATCTAGTTCAAGCTTCGATACAGCGAAGAGCTCTGAATCTGCTGCAAACAATTCGGGATCTGGGGATTCAAATTCCGGAATTTCTGGATCTAGCAACTCAAGCTCTGCTTCTGGCTCAAAGAGCTCTAGAAGCGGAACAAAATCTAGTAGTGGAGGAACAAGTGATAATTCTAGAGCCGCAGCACCAGCAGCACCGGCAAAAACGCAGACCTGCAAACAAGTATGGCATCAAGACTCGCCTGGAACTGCTGCACATGATGAACCAGTATATGCTGCGAAGGTGGTTGATAACTATTGGAATAGCGGTATGACTTTTGATACTGTACAGGCTTGGAATGATTGGGCTGATGAAAATCACGATGGTGAAGGTACATATACTGTTAAGGAGGTTCAGACTGGAACAACACATCATGATGCTGTTGCAGCTACAGGCCATTATGAAAGTGTTTGTAATTAAATATTGTAGTAAGAAAATGTTGATACGATCTAACTTTCGGGGTTCACTTCAGATATTCTTCTGCACTTGTGATATGAATAAACCAGCGGGGGTTTCTGTGCCTGAAAGAAACGGGGGATGCCACGGTTGAACTGTATGTTATGGGCATCCTGAAAGAATATCATAGATATGGCATCGGTTGCCAATTATTCCAAAGCGCAAAAACAGCCGCGAGAAAAGCAGGCTATTCCTATCTGCAGGTAAAGACCGTGCAGATGGGGAAACACGAGGAATATGACAGAACAAATAAATTTTATCTGTCTCTCGGTTTTCAGGAATTCGAAGTGCTTCCTACATTGTGGGATAGCTGGGATCCATGCCAGATCTATATTATTAGTTTAAGATAGCTTCCAGTTTGCTGAGGACGGTAATACTGTATAGGAGAAACTAACTATGAAAGTCATAAAAAGCTTTTGGGGTCTAGTCCCAATCAGTGTTTTCTTGCTGATTAAAATAGTTTTACTTATAATCGAGAAATCGAAAAAATTAGTTTTAAGAGATATCCCAAACTGCATTCTGCTTTTGTATTTCGTGCTATGCATTTTACTATATTGAATATATTTCTGCAATTCTTTAAATACAAAGAGTTTTCTGCCTCAATTGAAAAAGTAACGGCAATTTACTTCAGCAGAAAGTGGAAGTCAGTCGGGAGTTTGACAGTTGTCGTGAACACACCAAAATCAGATGTGGCTTAACAGCCACGTTTTTTATTTGAAATTAATGTCAAATATTATGATATTTGTTGTGCTACATTGTGCTATATATGCTATAATCTTTCTGAGGTGATCCTATGCATATATCTGTTAAGAAAACTAAGAACCATGAATTTGTTTATATTCAGCAGTCCTTCCGCACTTCTTCAGGCAGAACCTCCTCTAAGATCTTCCGTTCCCTCGGTACTGTTGATGAGTTGAAAACACAATTGAATAC